ACGGGCCGAGCGGCGCCTTGCCGAAGACCGTGGCCTCAGAGAACCGGAGGCCGGGTCGATCCCGCTGGCGCTCGTGATCCTCATAGCGATCGCTGTGTTCGTCATGGCCGGCATTGCCGTATGCGGCGACGCTCTGTTCGAGGATGAGGATGAGCAGCAGGATCTGGGGATAGCTGTCACAGTCCCCCTCTACCATGAAGAGGACTGCTGGGGCGACGAGTGCGGCGGGTCCGACTACTCGCAGGACTACAGCGGCCGGGACCGCAACCGCAACCGTGGCCGGAACCGGGGGGCGTTCTCCCCCGGCCCGTTCGACCGCAGCCCCGTCGATTTCCGAGACAACTGCATCAGCCTCGACTGCTCCGGCCGCAATCCCTCAGAGGAAGAACCACCGGCATGATCCCCTGGTCCCTCTTCCCGCCCACCCCCGAAGGAATCCGGGCGTTCATCGTTACCACCATCCAGGCCGGGATCGACATGGGCCGCCTCTTCGCCGACACGGTCATCACGTTCGTGTCGAACCTGCTGGTCGGGATCGCCTAGGAAACGCAGCCGACCCCGTCGCCGTCCCGGTCGAGGTGCTCGCCGAAGCCGGGGTCGCCACGGTAGATCGGCGCCTTGCCGGCCGCCTTGACGGCCGCACAGTTCTGGTACGACACGGCCGTGACAGGTTCGATCGGAGTGTCAGCCGGCTTCTGGACGTTGCAGACACCGTTGTCGTACTCGACGGCGTACTGGCCACCGTTGCCGTACTCGGCGGACTTGACGCACGCCTCGTAGCTCATGGTCGTCGATGTGGTCGAGTCGACAACGGCACCGGGGGTGGCCTTCGGCTCGGGCGAGCTCGAGCAGGCGACGCCGGCCACCAGGGCGACGAGGGGGAACAGGATGACTTTGAGACTCATGACGCTCCTATCGGCCGATACCGGCCCGTGGTTGATCTGGGATTACCTGCCGTACCAGCGGCCGTCCAGTGACTTTGCGGAGCCGTCTGGCGTCGGAGAACGGCAGGTAGACCTGGGTGCTGGTGAGCTGGGCGTGTCCGAGGGCGAGCTGCACGTCCCGGATATCGGCCTGCTGTTCACGTAAAAGGGTGGTGGCCATGGTGTGGCGCAGCCCATGACCTCCACCCGACCGGACACCCACGAGACGCAGCCACCCCTGGACGAGGTGCTGCACATGGGCGGCCGTGATCCCCTCGGACGGCTCGTTGTACGACCGGATCAGATAGCCGGTGCGCATCCCCCGCTCGCCCAGGTAGGCCTGGAGCGCCGCCCAGGTCTGCGCCGACAACGGCAGAAGCCGCTCCCGGGCCCCCTTGCCCCGCACGAGGAGGGTCATCTCCCCGAAATCGATGTCGCCGAGCTCGACCCGGGCCACCTCGCAGGCCCGCAGCCCCTCCTGGACCTCGAGGAGGACGATGAGCCGCCCTCTGGCGTCCGGAGCGGCGACCAGGAGCCGGTCGACGACGTCACGGCAATAGGCCCGGGGTACAGCCCTCGGCTGCCGGGGCGCTTTCAGGTCGGCGGTGATGTCAGCGGCCATGTGGTCCCGGCGGACGAGCCACCTGGACCACTGGCGTAGATGGCAGAACCGCTGCCGGCCGGTTGACCGGGCCACACTGATGGCCGCCAGGTACTTCTCAACGTGTTCGGGGGTGAGGGCGCCGGGTTCGATCGGACCTACGAAGCCACAGAAATCTCGGAGGGTCCATTTGACGCTCGGCACGGTCGAGGGGGACAGCTCGCCGGCACCGACACGCTCCTCGACGTACAGCCGAGCCAGCTGGGGAAGTGTCAGCATTGCGTCATCTTCTTCAGTTAGCGCCTACTGAAATAGCAGGTCTGTTTTGCGATTCGTGGGTGTTTCCGGCACATAGATGCGGATTGCCAGTAGCCGCTCGATGCACGCCCGGTGGGTTCCACCGAACCGGGGCTGGTCGGCCTTGACGACGTCCCGGCAGACGAAGCAGATCCTCATGCGGCCACCAGGTACATGCGAGTACAAGCGGACGAAGATACCGAGGTAGGCAGGAACTCCTGGGGACTCACATCCCAGTAGCGGGCCAGCCGGTGAACGTCGGACAGGGTCAGCGGAGTACGGCCCTGGACCCGCTTGCTGACTGATACCTGGACGACCCCGAGGACGGGTGCCAGGTCCATCTGAGTGGTGCCCCGTTCCTGCATGAGCCGGCGCATCACCTGCCGGGCGTACTCACACACGTCGTGGTCAGGCGCAAGAGTCATAACAAGAACTCTATCGGCATCAGACCCTCTGGGTCTAAGCCTTGAAGTCGTATAGGCAGAAGGTTTATACCTTTAGGGTATGACTCATCTACGCCAGTTCGCCGACCACATGCTCGGCGGCCGACTCGATGCGTTCGTGGCCGAGCACCGGGCCCAGGGCATCGGGTGGGACAAGATCGCCCGAGAGCTCTGGGACTGCACCGAACACAAGATCAACCTGTCCGGGCAGACCCTGCGGGACTGGTACGTCGACCGGGAGAAGCGGCCGGCGTGAGAGAGCCCTACGAAACGCTCCTCGGCCAGTACCGGGACCACCCCCTCCTCGGCCCCTACCTCGAGGGCTACGACCCGGACTTCGCCGCCCTCGCCGCCTCCGACGTCCCCCTCATGATCAGCAGCGGCGAGCTCCTCATGCTCCACGTCGCCCTGGCCTTCCACAACGGAGACCGCACCGCCCGCATCGCCGACATCGGCAAGCTCGACTACGAGAACCGGGAACGAGTCGCCGACGCCATCTACATGCACATGCAGGCCGTGCGTTGAGCCTCGACTACTGGCGCCGCTGGCCCGTCCCCCTCACCTTCGAGAAGCCGGGAGACAAGGCCGAAGGGGTCATCGTCGCTGAAGGCGACCCTCGCCAGAAATGGCCTGAGATCCATGTCCGCCAGGACGACGGGATCGTCAGGATCGTTCGGGTGACCCAGACGAAGCTCCGGGAGAAGGTCGGCGTGCTCGCTCCATGCCAGGGGGATTGGATCAAGATCGTCTATATCGGCGACGCCAAAAAAGCGGCGCCAGGGATGAATCCGACCAAAGAATTCACCGTCGAAGTGCGACGTGTAGGTTCCGGCCCTCAGGTAACGGATAGCGCCGCTCTTGGGAAGGGAGCAAGCGCTGTGGACGGTGGACCTGGGGGCCGGAAATGACCAAAATACGATGCGAATGCGCACAGCAATTACGGCCTGTGGAAACTGTGGACAAACTCGGTGGAAAACCGCCGACGAAACCGGCTGGTTTCCCCCCCCATGCCCCCCCCTTCCAAAAGCTTGATTATTTAAGCGACGTCGGGCTCATCCAGGCGGCTGTGCTCGACGCTCTCGACCTGCTCACTGCCCGAATCGAAGAGCTCGAAGCCCGAGTCACTTCATTGATTGCCATCCGTTCCATTCGAGACGAGATGCCATGAACGGACAGTGCCCGTGGCGGCGAGCGCAAATCCGAAGCGCCCACGGCGAAATTAGCAATTACGGTCGGCGATGCATGTGGAAGGCCGGTCATCTAGGACCCCACGAGGTACCCCGCCGAGCCAAACAGGCCAACGACGGTGTATGGGTCAACCCCGATACCGGGCAGACCATTACCCAACACGCCGACGAGGTCGCATTCTGATGCGGCCCCAGGTCCGCTGCATCGACTGCACCACGCCCACACGTAACCCTGGAGGGCGCTGTAGGGACTGCTACCTCAAGTACCAGAAGACCCGCAATGAAGCCCGACGGGCCCTGTACGGGGGGAGCTGGGCCCGTCGCTCAAGAGCCGCACGCAGGGCACAACCCTGCTGTGTCCTGTGCGGCTCCCCTTTCGATCTCACGCTGGACCACGAACACGGCCAGGTCGAGTGCCGCTCATGCAACAGCTCACACCGCAGGAACGCATGATGCTCGCCTGGCTCGTGGCCGGCGTGATCCTCGGATGGATCGTCTGCAGGTTGGGGTTCGGATGACACAGAACGCCGATTATGCGCAGTGGTACGACCAGGCCAGGACTATTGCCGCCGAGGCCATCCATGACGAGCTGGTGGCGTGCAACCACAAGAGTTTCGGTTGGGACTGCAAGGAACTCGCCAAGGCCGTGCTTGCAGCTCTAGGCGAGAACGGCTTCCTCCAGTACGCCGTCTACCGCTATCCGAAGGAGCGGCTGGGGGCACAGTTCGACGGATCAGGATCATGAAAAAGTTCGCAGATCCTGGCCCCGAATACCCCGGCCCTCCGACAAAGGCACTTCTGACGAGATTCCCGTGACTTCTGGCCGAGAACCCCGGGAAGGGAACAAGAGGGCCGCAAAACGGCTAGGGAACGTCTCAGAAGGTCCGTGGCGGGAATGGGGCTCCCGGCTTTCGAGGGGGTCCCGGGCGGTGCGGTGGATCGAGACGTACTGCCGGCCGCCGAAGGGTCATGGCTGGGGTCAGCCGTTGAAGCTGGCGCCGTTCCAGAAGGCGTGGCTGAAGGACGTCCTGGACGGCGACGTCTCCTCGGCGGCCATGTCCCTCCCCCGTGGTAACGGCAAGTCGACCTTCCTGGCCGCTGTTGGCCTGTGGGCACTGTTCGACCCGGACGAGTCGGGCGCCCCGCAGGTGCCGGTGGTGGCGACGACGATCAACCAGGCGATCCGGTCGGTCTACGGGGTCGCCCTGGCGATGATCAACGCCGACGAGGAGCTGGCCGACCGGGCGCTGGTCTACTCAGCGCTCGGCCAGCAGAAGGTTCGGGTTCCGTCGACCGGCGGCGAGATGTTCCCGGTCTCCAACGACGTCGACGGCCTGCAGGGTCTGGACCCGTCGGTGGCGATCGTAGACGAGCTCGGGTTCATGCCGGTCGAGGCGTTCGATGCGCTGCTGCTGGCCGGCGGTAAGCGGCCCCGGTCGCTGGTGGTCGGGATCGGCACCCCCGGCTTCGACAAGAACAACGCCCTGTGGCATTTACGCCGGCGGGTCGAGGAAGGCCGGGAGATCCCCGGGTTCCGGTGGACGGAGTACGCCGCCCCGGAGGGCTGCCCGGTCGACGACGAGGTGGCGTGGAAGGAAGCGAACCCGGCGCTCAAATCTCGCTACATGAAAATCGACGCTCTCCGGACGGCTGTCGAACTTTCGCCTGAGGCCCACTTCCGGATCTTCCGGTTGGGCCAGTGGGTCGATGGTGTCGAGGCCTGGCTGGGGGCGGACGGGAGGAAGATCTGGGATGCGCTCGGCAGTCCGTTCTCGTTTGTTGACGGCGCTGACACCTTCGTCGGTGTGGACGTCGCCCTGGTCCGTGACTCGACCGCTGTGGTCGCTCTGCAGGAACGGCCTGATGGGCGGTGGCAGGCGAAGGCCCGGATCTGGCAGCCGACGCCGGGCACGCCGGTAGACGTCACGGACGTGATGGAGGAGATCCGCCGGCTCGACAAACAGTTCCGGGTGAGGGAGGTCGGCTACGACCCCCGCTTCTTCGACGTCCCGGCGAAGATCCTCGGCGACGAAGGCCTGCCGATGACGGAGTTCCCCCAGTCGGTGGAGCGGATGACCCCGGCGATCGGCGGTCTGTACGAGGCGATCAAGCGGGGCGAGCTCGCCCACGACGGCGACCCGGCGTTCTCGGCGCAGATCCTCAACGCCGTGGCCCGCTACAACGAGCGGGGTTTCACGCTGGCGAAGGCGAAGAGCCGGGGGCGGATCGACGCTGCCGTGGCGCTGGCGATCGCCCACTGGCTGGCCCGACACCAGCAGGACGACCCGGGACAATTCAACCTCTGGTAGCGCTTGCGGAATCTCCCATTCTGCTTGCTACTGCAAGCGTTCGTGTTAACGTTCGTTTGTGCGAGGTGCGGTCGAGGTCCTCGGGATCGCTCTGATCGTGGCCGGGTTGCTGGTCGCCTGGCTACCTCTCGGGTTACTTGCTGCTGGAGCGTCCTTGATCCTCGTTGCCCATGCGCCACGGGCCCGGCCGGCGGACGAGGACCTACTTCCGCCGTCTGAAATCCGCCGGCGGGTCTCGTGATCCTCGACCGGCTGTTTGAACGCCGCTCGATCGAGGACCCCCGCTATCCACTGACCGCCGAGAAGCTCATCGAGTACTTCGGTGGGCCGACGGTTCACGCCGGCGTCCAGGTCTCCGAGACGTCGGCGCTCACGTTCTCGGCTGTGAAGCGGGCGGTGGATCTGATCGCCGGGTCGATCGCCGCCCTTCCGATCCGGGTGTGGCGGGAACGCAACGACGGCCGGGAGCAGCTCGACCAGCCGTGGTTCGCTGTCGAGCCGTACCCGGACACCACGGCGTTCGAGTTCTGGGAGTGGGTGTATGTCTGCCTGCTGCTGACCGGTAATGCGTATCTGCTGAAGATCCGCAACGAGGTCGGCACCCAGGTCGTGCGCCTGCTGCCTGTTTCGCCGTGGTCGGTGGGCGTTGAGAAGCAGCAGGCGACCCCGCTGAACCCGTCCGGGAAGATCTACAAGGTCGAAGGGGTGGCGACCCCGTACACGCCGTTCGAGATGCTCCACATCCCGGGCATGGGTTACGACGGGGTCCGGGGCATCTCCCCGATCATGGCGATGCGCCAGGCCGTCGGCCTCGGGATCGCCGCCGAGGAATTCGGGGCCCGCTTCTTCGGCTCGGGCGCCCTCCTGGGCGGGATCCTGCAGACCGACCAGGAGATCCCGGAGGCTGCCGCCGAAGCGCTCAAGCGGCGCTGGCGGGAGAAGGTCGCCGGTGTGGCCCACGCCCACGAGGTCGCCATCCTCGACCGGGGCGCCAAATTCGAACGGATCGGGATCCCCCCCGAGGACGGCCAGTTCCTCCAGACCCGCCAGTTCCAGGTCCAGGAGATCGCCCGCTTCTACGGCGTCCCCCTCCACCTGCTGATGGACGCCGCCGCCACGAGCAACTGGGGCACCGGAGTGGAGCAGCACGGCACCCAGTTCATCCGCTACACGCTCCGCTCCTGGATGTCCCGGGTCGAGCAGCGCATCTCGTCGCACCTGCTGCCGAGGGGTCAGTACGCCGAGTTCAACGCCGACGGTCTCATGCGGGGCTCGGCCACCGAACGGGCCAACTTCTACGCCGCCGGCCTCCGGGACGGCTGGCTGACCGTCGACGAGATCCGGGACTGGGAAGGCCTCACCCCCCTCGAGGGAAACGAGGAGCCCGAGTCGCCGGCGCCGACCCCGGAACCGGAATCCGAACCGGAAGAGATCGAAGAGGAGGTGCCGACGGCGTGACCATGGAGTTCCGCAACGCCGAGCTCGAGGTGGCCTCCGAGGCCCGCTCCGTCGCCGGCTACGGCGCCGTCTACGACGTCGAGGCGCAGCTGCCCCAGTGGCGGGAACGGATCGCCAAGAAAGCCGTGCAGCTCGCCCCCGACGTCAAGCTCCTCGTCGAACACGACCGGACCCGTCTCCTGGCCCGCACCAAATCCCGGACCCTGGAACTCCGCACCGATCAGCGGGGCCTGGCGTTCTCGTCGCCCCTGCCGGATACGACTCTGGGCCGGGACATCCGGGAGCAGCTCGCCCGGGGCGACCTGGACGGCGCTTCGATCGGGTTCCAGGTGATCCGGGATTCGTGGAAAGGCGAGCTCCGCACGATCCACGAGCTGATGGTCTTCGAGATTTCCCTGACCGCCGACCCGGCGTATGCGGACGCTGCAGTGGCGCTCCGTACCCGCCACGACCCGCTCGCCGCCCACCGGCGGAGGGCAGCCATGTACCGGACGCTTATCGGAGGTGACCGTGCCCACGGTTAACGAACAGCTCAGAACGCTCCGTGAGGCGAGGGCCTCCGCCTGGTCGGAGTACCGCTCCCTCCTCGACACGATCGGTGGCGACCCGTCCGCCGAACAGACCCAGACCCTCGACCGGCTCGACAAGCAGCTCTCAGAGCAGACATCGCAGATCGACCGGCTCGAACGGGCCGGCGACTGGGAAGCCCGCTTCTCACGGCCACAACAGGAACCCGAAGTGCACCGGGCCAATCCGGCCGCCGACGAGTACCGGGCCGCCTATGTCAACTGGCTGCTGACCGGCGAGAAGATCTCGCCCCAGCTCGAAACCCGTGCTCTCGGTGTCGGCACCGACTCGGCCGGCGGTTATTTGGCCCCCGACTCGTTCCGGAACGCTCTGATCGAGCGGATGCAGGAAACGTCGGTTATCCGCCCGTGGGTGACCACGATCACCACCGACTCCGGGTCGACGCTGTCCTGGCCGACCGCCGACGAGGTCGGCGTCGAAGGTGTGATCCTGGCCGAGAACACCCAGGTCGCCGAGCTCGACGTCGACTTCGGGATCGCCACCCTCGACGCCTACAAGTACTCGTCGAAGCTGGTCCGGATCTCCACCGAGCTGATCCAGGACTCGGCGATCGATATCGAGGGCTATGTGGCCCGTGCTCTGGCCGACCGGATCAACCGGATCCAGAACAAGCACTTCACGGTCGGTACCGGCACCGGGCAGCCCGACGGGATCGCTGTCGGCGCCACGGTCGGCGTGACGGCCGCCTCGACCACGGCGATCACCACCGACGAGCTCCTCGACCTGGTCTATTCGGTTGACCCGGCCTACCGGGCCGGTGCCGCTTTCATGATGAACGAAGCGATCACGAAGACGATCCGGAAGCTGAAGTACTCGACGGACGAGTACATCTGGCAGCCCGGTCTGCAGTCCGGCGCCCCCGATTCGCTGCTCGGCTACCCGGTGCGGCTCAACACCTACATGGATGCCTCGCCGGCCGCCGCCGACGTCGTCGCCCTTTTCGGCAACTTCCGGGCCGGTTACGTGATCCGGGACGTGCGGGGCATGCGGACTGTGCGGATGGGCGAGCGTTACGCCGACTACGACCAGATCGGCCTGACGGCATTCCAGCGGTCCGACGGCACCAAGCAGGACGTCAACGCCTACAAGTCGCTCGTGATGGCCGCCTCGTAAGGGAGACAAACGTATGCCTCGCAGAAAGCAAACCGCCGACGACACCGCCGGCGCCGAAGCGACGAAGGACTACCCGGCCAACGAGGACGTCGTTGAGATGGCGTCCGTCCGTAAGGACGGCACCCCGGACCAGTCCGCCGGGTTCCAGTTCCTCGACCCGGAGAAGGGCCAGGAACTCCTCGGTCTGCAGCAGCAGTCCGTCGGCGACGCCGAACACGACTATGTGATCGGCGCCCGGGAAGACAAGCGCAACCAGTAGTGGTCCTCAGCCTCCCGAAGACACCCCGGATCGCCGACCTCGTCCCGGTCCTCGAGGTGTTCGACGCTCGGCTCACCGAGCTGGAGGCCTACGTCAGCCGGAACGACGCCCGTATCACCGCCCTCGAAGACGCCCGGGTTGCCCCGCTCGAGGAGTTCGCCGCCGAACACAGGGCCGGCGCACACCGGAGGCAGGAAGAACTCGACGCTGTCCGGGGGGCGATGCAGCGGGAACGGTTCCTCCGGACCCTGAGGCGTTGACATGGCGATCACCAACGGGTACTGCACCCTCGCCGAACTGAAGGACTACATCAGCATCCCGGTGGCCGACACCGAGGACGACTCCATCCTCGAGATCGCCATCGAGTCGGCGTCCCGGGCCATCGACTCGTTCACCGGCCTCCGCTTCTGGACCGACGCCACAGTCGTCGCCCGCTACTACAGCACCACCGACGAAGAGGCTGTGGACATTCCCGACGGGATTCAGACCACCACCGGCCTCGTGGTGAAAACCGACGACGACGACGACGGTGTCTACGAGACCACCTGGACGCTCAATACCGACTTCCGCCTGGAGCCGATCAACGCCGCCGCCGACGGTCTCCCCTGGAACCGGATCGTGGCCGTCGGCGACCGGCTCTTCCCTACCACCATCTACCGGGGAGTGGAGGTCACAGCCAAAGGGGGCTGGTCAGCCGTACCGGTGACCGTGAAACAGGCCTGCCTCTTGCAGTCCTCGAGGTTCTTCAAGCGGAAGGACGCCCCGTTCGGCGTGGCCGGCTCCGTCGAGTTCGGCTCCGAACTACGGCTCCTCTCCGCCCTCGACCCTGACGTGCAGCTCCTGCTGGCCGCCTACCGCCGCCCCTGGGTGTTCGTGTGAATGGCACTCGACCTGAACGCCGTCATGGATGCGATCGGAACGAGGCTCTCGACGATCACCGGTCTCCGGGTCGCCGACTACGCCGCCCAGCAGGTCAACCCGCCCCAGGCGATCGTCAGCCTGCCGACCGAACCCGTCGAATACGACGCCGTCATGGGCCGGGGGGCGGACCGGGCGGTCATCCCCATCACGGTCCTCGTCGGCGCCGTGTCCGACCGGGCGTCCCGGGACGCCATCGCCGCCTACATCTCCGGCACCGGCGCCCTGTCCGTGAAGGTGGCGGTCGAGGGCGGCAACAGTGACCTGGGTGCGGCCGCCCAGACGGTGCGGGTCATGACCGCCCGGGTCGACATCGTGACCATCGGCGCCGTCGACTACCTCGGCGCCACATTCGACGTGGAGGTCTTCGACTAGATGGCTACCAAGAAATCCGCCGGCCGCTACGTCGTCCTGAGGGACTTTGGTGAGCACCTGGCCGGCGACCGGATCGACCTGGACGACGACACCGCCGCCGACCTGACCCGTGACGGGATGGTCGCCCCGGCCGACGAGGAGGGGTAATGGCATTCGTCCACGGCAAGGGTGGCGTGTTCAAGATCGACACCGCCGCTGGGAGCCTCACGGCCCTCACCGCCTACATCGACCAGTGGTCCATCTCCAACAGCGTGGACATGGCCGAGACCACCACCATGGGATCCGAAGTCAAGACGTGGCTGTCGGGCCAGTCCGACGGGACCATCTCGGTGTCCGGGCTGTACGACTCGACCGCCTCTACCGGACCCGACGTCGTACTCCAGGGGCTGATCGGCCTGGAAACGACGTCGTCGTTCGAGCTCGGCCCTGAGGGGGGCACCGCCGGCAAGACGAAGTACTCCGGGGAGTGTTTCCTCACCGGCTACGAGATCACCGCCGCCGGCGGGGACGCCGTCAAGTTCACCGCCGACTTCCAGGTGACCGGCGCCATCACGAAGGGCACGTTCTCTTGACCCTGCCGAAGGTGTACTCCCCGATCGAACCGGTCGAGATCGGCGGGGTCACATTCGAGGTGCGGTCCCTCACCCGGGCCGAACAGTTCCAGATGCAGAAGATGGTGGAACAGAAGGCGCCGGCCGACGAGTCCGAGATCGCCATGATCGCCTACGCCACCGATACGTCCATCGAGGAGGTGCGGGAATGGTACGGGAAGACTCCCGGGTGGGCGATCAACGAACTGATCGCTGTGATCCTCAAAGTGTCCCGCCTGGACGAGGGAGCGCAGAAAAGCAGCTGAAGAAGCGATCGTGTGGGGCGCCGACCCCGCCTTCGACTACGCCCTCGCCCTCGAGCTGGGCTGGTCACACGCCCAGGTGCAGCAGCTCACCACCGACGAATACGTTCGCTGGAAGGCGTACATGACCGTGCGGGCCAATCTCTCCGAACACGAACACAAGGTTGCCGCTATGAGGGCGAGCCGGTGAGCACCGTCAAGCCGATCAAGATCGACGGGCTGCGCCAGTTCCAGGCCGCCCTGAAGCAGATGGACGGCGAGACCCAGAAACAGCTCAAAGTCGTCCTTGATGACGCCGCCCGCACGGTGTCGACCGGAGCGGCACGGCGGGTTCCCCGTCGCAGCGGTCGTGCCGCCGCCTCGGTCCGCCCCCGGTCCTCGCAGCGGGAAGCCAGGGTCATGGGCGGCTCAGCCAAGGTTCCCTACTACGGGTTCATCGATTTCGGCGGACGGGTCGGACGCAAGAAGTCCGTGTCCCGCCGGTTTATCGCCGAGGGCCGCTACATGTACCCCACCTTCCACGCCAACCGGGACTCGATCTACGCCGCCCTCCAGAAATCGCTGATACAGCTCGCCGAGAACGCCGGCCTGGGGGTGAACAGTGGCGGGTAACACGGTCCAGCTCGTCTTCGCCGGCGACTCCCAGTCCCTCGAACGCACATTCACGAAGGTCGGCGCCGGCGCCAAGAACATGGCGTCCGATTTCGACAAGGCGTCCGACAAGGCCAAGGGCATGGGCAACTCCATGACCAAGGTCGGCGACACCATCGACTCGTCGGAATCGAAATTCATGGGCACCGCCGACGTCCTTGACGGTCTCGCATCGACAATGGGTTTCAACATTGACCGGCAAATCGAGCTGGCCAGAGGATTCGGGGACATTGCCGGCGGCCTCACGAACCTCGGCCCTCTGTTCTCCGGAGTCGTAGCCAAGATCGGCGCCATGGTCGGCATCACGTCTGCCCAGACGGCGGCCACCGGGGCGGCGACCACCTCCCAATGGAGCTTGAACGCAGCGCTGTCTGCCAACCCGATCGGCGCCGTGGTCATCGGCATAGGTCTTTTGGTGGGTGCTTTCGTGCTGGCCTGGAAACACTCCGAGACATTCCGGGACGTCGTCAAAGGGGCGTTCAACATCGTCAAAGGCGCCGCCGAGGGCACCTGGAACTTCATCGCCTCCCTGCCGGAGAAGATCCGTGGTCTCGGCGGGACCCTGGTCGACGTGATCACCTGGCCGTTCCGCACCTCGTTCAACATGGTCGCCGATTTCTGGAACCGCACCATCGGTGGCATCGGCGTCTCCGTTCCGGACTGGGTGCCCGGGATGGGCGGCAAAGGATTCAGCTTCCCGAAGATGCCGAAGTTCCACACCGGCGGCACCGTCCCGGGCGTGCCCGGGACCGAGGTGCCGATCATGGCCCTCGCCGGCGAGACGGTGGCCCGGCCGGCCGCCGGGGGCGGTACGACGGTCATCCAGCTCGTCGTCGATGGCCGGGTCCTCACCGAAGTTGTCCACAACGGGCTGCTGGCCAAACAGCGGCGCACACCTCTGGGACTGGCGAGCTGATGGCGAACCTACCGACCAACCGGACGACAGCCAGCAGTGCCGCCGACCACGTCGACGACCACAACACCGTCCATGCGTTCCACAACCTGATCGACGCCGCCGGCGACCTGATCGTCGGTACGGGCGCCGACACCGCCGGCAAGCTGGCGAAGGGAACGGCGCTCCAGGTGCTCAGGGTCAATTCGGGGGCGACGGCGCTCGAATGGGCCGCACCTTCCGGCACATCAGTGTGGGAGACGGTGCAGGACCTGGCCGGCACCACCCTGACCGGCTGGACGGCGCTCAACGGGACCTGGGCCGCCAATGCGGGCGGTTACCTGGAGCGGACCGACACCGGGGCGTCTTATGGTGCGCTCCGGTTGAACGCCAGTGTGTTCCCAGGAGCAGCGCTCGTGGTGCAGTCCGAGGTGCGGTTCCCGACGGGCGGGGCGGCAGACAGCCGAGCCTTCCTCAGCGCCCTCGGTCTCGGCGACTACACCAGCACCCATGACCCGTGGCCCGGATTGAGAACGACCGGATCAGTCGTGTACTTCCAACGAGGGGACCAGGCCACCTTCACCGGCCCGACGATCACGCTCAACCGGGATACGTGGTACACGCTCCGAGCCGAATACATGTGGCACGCCGTGACGCTGTCGGTGGACGGGACCCGCCAGTTCTCGCAGCGGATCATGGTCCCGACCACGCAGGAGACGAACGCCAACCGGTTCTCGCTCGTCACCTTTTCGGGGCAGGTCCATTTTCGCAACGTCAAGATCTGGCGTCTGGCGGGACCGACGTGATGCCGCACACATCGCCTGGAGTGGAGCGGTAGGTGGCCTACGGAAGCGGATACGCCGGCGGCTACGACACCGTCGCCATCGACCGCTTCGTCGAGATCGAGTTCGACGCCGGCGTGTGGACCGACGTCACCGAGGACGTCGTGGCCATCACCACCAGGCGGGGGCGCAACAAAGAGTCCGGAGCTTTCGAGACCGGCGTGATGACGTTCAGTCTCCGTAACGATGACCGGACCTACGACCCGGACCATGCGTCGGGTCCGTACTACGGGAAGCTGCGCCCGAACCGGCGGGTCCGGTTCCGGGCCAACTACCTGTTCGACTACTCCATCTTCCAGGGGTACATCGACCGCATCTCCCAGGTGTACGGCGGACCCAACGACGCCACCGCCGAGATCCAGGTGTCCGACCTGTTCAAGCTGATGAACCGGGTCGACCTCCCCGGCTCGGCCTACGCCGCCGAAGCCCTGGAGGACACGCCGACGCACTGGTGGCGCCTCGGGGAGGCGTCCGGGTCCACTGTCCTGGTCGACGCCGGGAGCTCGCCGGTGGCCGGCACACCGTCGGGAGTGACCCTCGGCGAAGCGGGAGCCCCGGTGCGGGACCCGGACGGCGCCGCCGGGTTCGACGGCATCGACGACTACATCAGCTTCGGCTCGGCCTACGTGACCGGCTACCCGTACAGCGTCGAGCTGTGGCTGAAGATCCCGGAGCGGACCACCACCGGCAACGACGTGTTCATGATCCAGAACCGTTCCGGGACGATCTCATCGGCAAACCCGGCCGGGTGGATCACCGGCACAGACCTCGGCTCCCCCGGTTACCTGAATTTCGATGGGACCGTCTCACTGAACCGGGTCGACGACGACGCATGGCATCACGTAGTGCTCACCGCCTCGGCAGCCGGCGCCGGGAACCAGACGCTGTGGATCGACGGCGTCTCCCAGGGCACCGGCACCCCCACGGCGCCGGCCGGGAATGAACTGTTGATCGGCTACCCGGGCACCTCGTCCGGGCCGATCTCGAACCACTACTTCGAAGGGTCGATAGACGAGATCGCCATCTACCCGACCGTGCTCAACCTCACCCGGGTCTCCGCCCACAACGAAGCCGGGCGCACCCCCTGGGACGGCGAGCTGTCCGGGGCACGCCTAGTACGGATCGCCGACCTGGCCGGGATCGGCTCGAGCGACCGGGACATCGATGCCGGCAGCACCACCCTGCAGGCCACCAGCCTCGGCGGCTCGGCGCTGGCCTACGCCCAGAAAGTCGAAGAGACCGAAGCGGGCCGGCTGTTCGTCGGCGCCAACGGGAAACTCATGTTCCTGTCCCGCCACAACGCCGAGACCGGCAGCTACCTCATCTCACAGGCGACCCTGGTCGACGACGACTCCGGCGCCGGCCGCCCCTACCGCTCCGTGTCCGCCGAAGTCGATGAGGCAACGATCGTTACACGGGCCACGGTGTCGAGGGACGGGTCGGTAGCGGTCACCTATCAGGACTCGGCCGCCATCACCGAGTTCGGGATCATCGACGAGACCCACGAAGGGCTGCTGCACGATACGGACAGCTACTCGGAGTCCTACGCCCAGTTCGTCGTGAACACCCATAAGACCCCGACAACCCGGATCGGCGCCGTCGAGGTAGCCCTGCACAAAGACCCGACCAACATGTACCCGGACATCCTCGGCCTGGAGCTCGGCGACCGGGTTACCTACAAACGCAAACCGCAGAACACCGGCGCCGTGTTCTCCCAGGACATGCGGGTCGAGGCGATCGAACATCAGCTGGAACGGCTCACCTGGAATACCCGATTGCAGCTCTCTCCGTTCAGCCTGACGCCGGGTCCTCTCTGGGTCCTCGACACCGTCGGCGCTTCCGAGCTGGGCCAGACAACGTACCTGGGGTTCTGACATGGCATGGACCACACCACGCACCTGGGTCACCGGCGAGCTCGTCACCGCCGCCCTGCTCAACGCCCACCTTCGGGACAACCTCAACGCTCTTGTCCCGGTCGGCGTCGACGCCTGGACGGCGTTCACGCCAACTGTGAAGTTCGGGGCGACGACGGCGACGGTCGCCAATGACAGCCGCTACATGCGTGTCGGTCGGCTGGTCACGGTGAACTATGCGTTCCGACTCACGAACCTGAACGGCGGAACCGGGGTCATATCCATAACGCAGCCCGTTACTCCGAAGGTGCTCACCAATGTGCAGGCTACCTACTTCAATACCTATGGCGGCGGCGTGGTTGTGGACATGAGTACGGGGAATGCGTACCACCATTTCGTAACGCAGAACGCATCAGCTGATCTGACGCTGCGGTCCCCGGCGTTCCCTCTGGTCACGATGACCCACGCCGTCCCGGTTGCTTTGGCGGTTGGCGGTCTCGGGGTCGGAGATGAGGTGTATGCGACAGTCACCTATGAGTCGGCGACGTGATCATCGCCCGGTCTGTGTGGGGCGCCGCCCCGGCGAGCCTCCCCTCGACCCCGATGCGCCTCCCGGCCACCCAGGTGTTCATCCACCATTCGGTCACCGAACCGACCAGAGACCCCTACGCCGACGCCCGGACGATCGAACGGGTCGGGCTGCAACGCTTCGGCCAGTTCTCCTACTCCTACCTGATCCACCCCCACGCCGGCGAGATCCTCGAAGGGTGCGGACCGAGGCGGGGGGCGCACACGGCCCGGTACAACTCGACTGCGTTCGGGGTCTGTTGGGTGGGAAACTATGAGGAGCAGTCCCCGAAGGTGCAGCAGCTCGACTCGACCCGATGGCTGATCGGCCATCTGACGAAACAGGGCTGGCTGGTACCGGGGGCTGACATTGTGGGACACCGGGACGTGTTCGCCACGGCCTGTCCCGGCAGCAAGCTCTACGCCGTCCTCGACGTGATCCGACACCCCTGGGAGGGAACCATGCCCGAGGAAGTGCCCCAGGCCCAGGCCCCCGTCGTCGCCCTCGAACCGACCCCGACCGGGAAGGGCTACTGGATCATCACCGCCGACGGCGCCGTGTTCGCTTTCGGCGACGCCGGATACTACGGCCGGGTCGCAGCGCCGGCGCAATGAGCCCCGATGGGGAACCGACCCTTCGGGACCTGGAGCGCCGCCTCACCCGCCTTGAGGCGTGGATGGACACCCGGCTCATCACCCGGGATGTGTGGGACATCAGCATGAAGAACGTTGTCGACCGGCTGGAGAAAGGCGAAGACAACGACCGCTGGCTCATGAGGTTCACCGTCATGGCCCTGGTCGGCGTGATCCTCAACATCGTGGTCGTGGCCATCACCACGCTGGGCCGATGACCGACGAATGGGATGGCAAGGAACGGAGAGAGGCTGTGCTGGCAGACGAACGGACCCGGGCGAACGGCGCCACCGTGGAGGTGCCGGTGACCGTTGTGATCGTCGGGTTCGTTGCTGTCGTCCTCCTCCAGCTCGCCGCCCTCGCCGGCCACGCCCTCCTGTCGAACCATCAGGACAGCGAGTTCCGGGAGGCCCGGGAGGCCCGGCAGCAGATCGGCTGTTTCGTGATCGGGATCACCCAGGGCAAGGCAGGCCAGGAACTGTTGACCGACTGTGGATTCCTCAACGTTGGGGGGAACTGATGCTTTCGAAGCTGCTCAACTGGGTGGTCGGCAAAGAACCGGTCGCCACCGCCGGTGGTATCGCCGGTCTCGTCACCGCCCTCCTCGGAGTGGCCGCCGCTTTCGGTGTGGCGATCACCACCGCCCAGATCGCCGCTATCGGCGCCCTGGCGGCCGCTGTGGCGTCCCTGCTGGCCCGACAGGCCGTGACCCCGGTCGAACGGGCCGAGCGGCGCCTTGCCGAAGACCGTGGCCTCAGAGAACCGGAGGCCGGGTCGATCCCGCTGGCGCTCGTGATCCTCATAGCGATCGCTGTGTTCGTCATGGCCGGCATTGCCGTATGCGGCGACGCTCTGTTCGA